TAACTGATAGACATATGAATGGATATCTTCTTTTTTATTATAACCATTATCTATTTTTAATTTTGCAAAAGATGCTATGCACTCTACAACCGGTCTAATTAAAATAATAAACTTTGGTTTTTTAATAAACTGTTTAATAACATGTAAATTATAAGGTGTTCCCCAAACACTTCTCTCTAATATTACATCTGCTTTCCAATTTTTATAATAGTTATCCAGGACCATTCTACTGACATTATCTAAAGAGCTATGTTGAGGAAAGATCTGGAAAAGCTCGTTGTTTTTTAATTCATTTAATTCATATAAAATAGCTGGGACTATTGAATTAGGTGTAGCTTTTATATTTTTATTTTGATTAATAATTGAAGCTAACAAAGTGTTACCGGCTCTAGGTATACCACATAAGAAAATAATTTTTATTTTCTTCACCGCTTTTTTTGAAACCAGTGGGGCAAACCTAAATGCACACGACCATCAAACAGGTTCTGTTTAGTTCCAGGTGTCTTACGATTATTATAATGCATAAAACCCTGTATACATTCTGTGCCTTTGAATTTTTCTCTCCAGTGCTCTAGGTCGCGACCCTTATAAACTAACATGTCCCCAGGTTTAAGGTGTATTTTTATACCTCGATCAAGAGATTTTGTGTAGTCTTGGATTCCTTTTTGGCCTCGTAATTCTCCATGAAGATAACCTCGTTTGGGATCAGGATTTAAATAAAGAGGCCAATCATCGCCTCCCAGATTCATCGTCGCGGATATCTCACAACTAAATCTATCCTTATGTCTTTTAAGAACATCTCCATTTTTATAGCTTCTTGTGTAGGTATAAGAAGGATTCAGTTTTAATCCTGTGGTCTTTTCTATAAGAGGTTGGCACTTCAGCAGTAAAGTTTCCATAGCGATATTAGCATAGTGACAATAAGTATTTGGTACTTGTTCATCGTCGCCTTCATATACTCCTATAATAGTTTCATAAGGAGATATGTACTTAGTTGCCCTACAAGTATCATAAACTTGTTTTTGCATACTAAAATAGTTGGCAATAAAAATTGCCAGCTCTTTTGAGATAGCTTGTTTAACTACTACATATTTATTTTTTTTAAAGCTCATGAGTATTCAATATTTCCACTTACAACTAGTTTTTTATTGTCTCTCGATGGGACAGACTCATGGGGTAATGCACCAAAAAATATTACACACTTCCCAGGAATCGGTTGTGACTCAAGATGGGTCCCATAATAAACATAGGGATAACCTAAACTATAAAATCTAGTGGCGCCTGATTTAGGTCCCCCATCAATATACAAAATAAAAGAATACGAATCTTTATCAATCGCGTGCACATGAAGATTATGATAATCTGCTATTCCATATTTTTGAATCCATACTTCTTTAAAAACATGGCCCTTCTTATCCAAAAGCTTCCCTACTTCGGTAGCGTATCTGTTTAAATAATTTGTTATTTCCTTTGTTAAGCCTTCTGGTAAAGTTTCATAATAAGTGGTGTTTAAATCTTTGTATCTTTTCACAGAATAACTTTTTATTTTTTTAAATAACTTTTTATCTATTTTTAAATCTGCATGGTATATATTTTGAACAAATGCAGTTTCTATTATCTTAAGCATCTCTAGCCATGTGTTTTGGAACAGCAGTAATGTTCCAATGTATAAATCTAAAAGGGGCTTTACCGTGGTCTACACTATAATCATGTTCAAGATAACCTGGAAATATAATTAAAGTCCCGGGTTGAGGTCTATAATGAACTAACTCATGCCCTGGCACAATCCCTTTAAGATCTTCTCTTAAATGTAATTTAGTTGTTCTAGCCCCTGTTTTAGGTTCATGAAAAACAGGCATAGAAGTCTCTGGCCCACATTTTAAAAAATAAAACCCTGACACGTGTTGGTTCCAATGGATGTGTGCTGAATGATGACCTCCGCCTTTTTTAGCAAATTCTTGTACCCACATTTCAGAAAATATTGTTGTATACTTGTCCATGTCGTATCCCATACCATATAAAAAATCCCAAGATTTATTTCCAACATAAGTTCTAAAATCTAAAAAATTATTATCTCTTAATAAAGTGGTTGAATGATAACTCGTACCAAAATCACCATGATGCTTTATGTAGTCTTTTCGATTTTTTCTAGCTTTTTGAATATATTTATTAGAAGCTTTGTTAAGGCTTTTTGTAAACTCTGGTTTTTGTTCAACCCACATTGGAGTTGAAAAATAAGCATGCTCTTCCATTTTATTTAAACGGATAACCTAAATGCCATACAACAAGTGAATATCTCGTTCCTTTCATTATTGGTTTAACTCTGTGCCACAGAAAACTAGGAAAAACAATAATACTTCCTTTAGGTAATATCTCCGTTGCTTTCCTTAAGTGTTTAGATTCTTCTCTTTGGGGAGGCTCATAGTTTCTAAAATCAAATTCTAGTTCACCACCTTTATATTCGGAACCATCGGTTAATTGACACGTCATAGACAGCTTTCTAATCTTACCGTGATCAAGTGCGCTTTTATTTTTTCGTTGATAAGCTTTATCCCAGCTGTCACAATGCCAATCATAATATTGACCTTCTTTATATTTTGTAAATTGACAAGGTTCAGATCGATCCCATTCAAAATTCCAACCAGCTTCTTTATTTGCTTTATGTACAAAAGGATGTATTTCTTTATATATCCAACGATCATCTACCCAAGCTACATCAGACTTTCTTTTTTTAGTTAAATTTTTATTATGAGGCCCATCTCCTGTTAGTCCTGCTTTTTCTTTATGAGCCAACCCATACTTAATTACTTCATCACAAAATCTAGGTGTTAGTGCAGATTTAAAATACCAGTAATAATGATTTAAGTGCATTAATGTTTCCGATAAGTAATAATTAATATAGCGTTTAATTGTTCTGATCTATTTTTATCAATGTGATATTTTAAATTTGATGGAAAAAGAACAAAGTCATTATTATTTAAACTCATTTCTTCTACACACCCTTTCACTCTATTATCATCATATTCAATTAAAACTTTACAAGAATCTTGTCCCACATTGACTCCATATAAACACACATAATCTGGGGATCCTTTTGGATCCATAGAATTAAAATGAGTTATGGGTGCAGAGCGTTCCTGTGGAAAATAAAAACTTGACTGTGTATCAAAATTTCCAAGAGTAAGGTTATGTTTAAGACCAATATATTCTCTTACATAAGTTCTTAATTTATCTAATTCTCTTGTAAAAGGTGTTTCTTTAAGTTGTTCATTTACACCTTCTCGTAACATGTCATGAAATATTACTTCTCTATCAATTTCAAAATATTCAGGCATTTTAATTTGCCCACTATAAACAGCTATCTCAGATAATAAATTCTTTCTCATTATAGGTTACGGACATATAATACTACGATACCGCACTGTCGTCAACTAAAAACCAACCTTGGCTATTGTCGGCTTGGTGAGCAACTTCATTCCATCTATAAATCCAGTTTTGATCCTTACCAGCTGCAAGTCTTTCTGCATTGGTTGCTTCTTCTTCGGCTGTTAAAGCCGGGGCATCACCAAGGGGTGACTCCCATTTTGCTGTTGAAGTATTTTTTACCCAAGATGCATATGGTTTTGGTTCCCAAAAAACTTGATTACCTGAATCCCATATAAATCCTATGCCTGCATAGTTTCCTCTAAATGCTTTTGAGTTGTCCTCAGAAGCGTGTTCATTAAATTTTGTGTTATAAGAAGTCTTAATCCAAAGATGAGCTGGCCAGTTATTATGTGTTTCAAGATATGCTTGTCCAATAGATTCAGTTTCAGTTCCTTCTTCATCTTTATTATCTTTATCAGCAAGTGTTAAAACTTGAAGAACTTCGTTCTCTTCAGAAATTTTTGCAAAATGTGCCATGATGTTAAGATTGGAATTTGTAACGTAAGATTACAATACCACTTCCTCCTACACCTCCGCCCCATGTATCACTGTATCCTGCAGCACTACCGCCACCGCCACCTGTGTTAACTTGAGCATTAGCAGTTGCTCCTCTTCCGCTGGGTCCGCCGCCTCCTTCACCACCCTGAGATCCAGTCTGGTCACCGCCGCCTCCGCCGCCTCCAGCATATGCTGTAGGACTTGCTGAAATACATGTTGTTGCACCTTCACCTCCAGCGCCACCTTGACCGCTAGTGGGACCACCCTGATCCGCCGCTGTTCCAGCTGTTGTAGCGCCTCCGCCACCTCCGCCTGCCCAGCCAGCTGTTGCAGGACCACCACTTGTTCCTTGCGCCGGACTTACAGGAGGTGTATTTCCTGCTCCTCCACCACCAGCACCTGTTGGGGAACCAGCACCGCCTCCGCCTGATCCTCCAGCCGTACCAGGACCACTTTTTCCTCCAAGGCCAGCACCGCCGCCAGCTGAAGATATTGGAAATGCGCTTGAAGCTGATCCACTAGTACCACTTCCGGTACCGGGACCTCCACTACCGCCACCACCAATTGTTATTGGAAATCCTGCGACTGTCGCTGTTTGAGCGCAACCACCTGCGATTGGACTTGCTGTGTAATAACCTTGACTAGGAGATTCTCTATATCCTCCAGCACCGCCAGCACCGCCGCCAGTTCTACGAGCGCCTCCGCCACCGCCGCCACCGGCAACTACCATCCAACTTACTTTATTAGAACCACCTTCTTCTCCTGCGCATGATATGCAAAAAGTTCCTGGGCTGTTAAAAGTATGAATTTTATAACTACCAGAAGTAGTTACACATCCACCTGTAGCTGCTACGAAAAGAGGAGGGATACCTCCTGAACCAAAACCTAAAACTTGGTAACCAAAGCCTTTGATTCTTCTTTGATTTTTTTTCCTTCCTTTTTCCGTCGGGAAGGTTCCTAATTTGTAATCTCTCATTATGTGCTCCTATTATGCGTCGTTAGCAGCATCTGTAGTATAAAATAATTTAATTCCCATTACTCGTGCATCACCAGTAAAGGTATCACTACCATCTGCTGCATCTCTATATAATTGAAAAAATGTATAATCATCATCAGCTGGAGATCCGGCAATAGTTACTGCGCCACTCACGGCAGTCATTTGTACGTCTTCTACAGTTCCAATTCCAGCATCTGTAACTTCTGCCGCTGTTCCAAAAACTACATCGGCTGTATCACCTTCAGTACAACTGACACCTTGAAGACCAAAAATACAGTTATCTGTATTCGTATTACTTGGACTCCAAAAAACTTGATATGTTACCGTACCTAAATTCCATGATTTTGGCATTGCAATAGAAAACTGTGCGTATTCGGCTGTGCCTGCATCAAAATCTAAAACCTTTAATTCAGGTCTAGTTGCTGTAGTTTCAACTGCTTGTGCATCAGCTCCATTTGTAGTTGTTCCAAACATTGCTGCTGATGGAACAAAAATAGTTTCTGTACCTGCAACTTTAATTGCTGCTGTTCCTGATTTAAGTACTCCTGATCCTTTAGGATTTAAATTTATATCAACGTTTGTTTCATCACCTGTTGAAGATAAAGTAGGTCCAGCTCCTGCCGCTGCATTAGCTATGGTAAATTCATTTACCGCAGATCCTGTAGCTGTTAAAAGAGCTAATTGAAGTCCATTGGTATCTAAAATAGAAGTTCCAATTTTAGGACTTGTTAAAGTTTTGTTTGTTAAAGTTTGTGTTCCAGTTGTTGTGACGTCACCCATTCCAATATCAATAATATCGGGATCAGTACCATCATTAGCACTTGCATAAATAGCTTTCCAACCTTTATCAGTTGTTGCCCAAGTAACACTACCTCCTGAACCAGAGACATATTTAAACTGAACTGTGTATGATCCACTTGTACTGTTTTTAATAAAATACCAGGTTTCTACGTCAATAGGAATTGTTACAACTTTATTTCCTGTAATTGCTTGTGCTGATACTGCACCTAAAATTATAACTCTACTTGCAAGAGTAGCTCCTGTTGAACCATCCGAAACTGATAATGTTGTTGTATTTGCTCCTGCTCCTGCAGCATTTAAAGTTTGAACAACATATCCACTAGATATTTGTTCACCGAGTTGTAAATTTACATTTGTTTTTGTTCCCCATGTACCAGCGTTTTCACCAGTAGCCATTAATTCTACGCCGAGAGGGGTATAAGTAGATGCCATAATTTTGTTCTCCTAATTGCTAATTGTTTTTATATTTTGTTTTGTCCATATTGTCAACATAGATTACTTAGTAGTTCTGGTCCAATTACCACTTTGTGCAGCTGTAACACGTCCCCATCCTATAGGTGCTACGCCGATAGGGGAAACAGTAACAGTTGCTGAAACTCCTGTCAATCCCATTGTTTGTTCTGTCGGTGTAATAGCTCCTACTGCAGCCGTTGCAGCAACTCCAGTTAATCCCATTGTTTGTTCTGTTGGAGAAATAGCTCCGACAGCTGCTGTTGCTGAAAGTCCTGTTGGTTGAACTGTTGGATTAGATGTAACGTTTATTGTGCCTAAAGCAGTTTGTAGTGATGAAAATCCTGTTAATGATTCTGTATAATCTCCTCTAGCGACTGGAGTACCTACAGCAATCGTACCTGAAACTCCGGTTAAAGGAATTCCTTCTCCAATAATAATTGCACCTACTGCAGATGCCATTGCTTGACCCGTTAATGATTCAGTGTAATCTCCTCTAGCGACTGGAGATCCTATAGCTGCTGTTGCTGCAACTCCTGTTAAACCCATTACGTCTGCAGGATTTAAATAAAATGCTCCACCATATCCATCTTCACCCCAAGTTTGCTTGCCCCAACTTACATCTGGAAGAGAAGCTGTTGCGGAAACTCCGGTTAAAGAAACATTGGTTGCGTTATCGCCCCAGTTATTATCGCCCCACGCATCACGGCCCCAACCATCAGTTGCTTGTGCATAAGCTAAAGTACCTAAAGCTGTTGTTAAAGATAGTCCTGTTAATGAGATAACAGGATCCCAGCTTTCACCCCAAGGTTCTGAACCCCAGTCATCTCTACCCCAACCTTGTTCAGCAAAAGCATAAGGGGCACCAACGCTACCCGTCATGGATAGGCCAGTTAAAGTTAATGTATAATTATTTTGTTCGCCCCAGTTACCTTGGGACCAGGTAGTACCGGATTCGTTCCAAGTATTCGCCATAAGGAATTACTCCTTATGCTATACCGATAATTGCATTACCTGCAGTGGCTGCTGGAAATTCAATTGTGAAAGTTCCACTTGTTACAGTTTTATCTCCACCGAATGCAATGGTACAACATGCTGGATCACCAGATGCGTCATCATTAAAAATTAAACATCCGTTAGCTGTGAATGTAGCAGATGTCCAAGAGATATTAGCGAAATCACAAACAGCTGTATCACTTGATAAAACAGGTGTTACACTTGTAAGAGCTTTTCCTTTTGCAGAATAAGAACTTCCAGATGTATTAGCCATTTCGTTAGTTGAACTGTATGCAGTTGTAGATTTATTGATAGTTGCTGAACTTGTATATAAAGCTAAGTTAAAAGTATCTCCAGATGAAGCTGTAAAATTATGTACTCCTGTTAAAATTTCTACTTTGAAACTGTTACAAATTGCTGATGTTATTGCCATAAGTTTTCTCCTAATTATTGAGGCGGTGACTCGATCGGTATTCTTATTGTACCATCCGTGTAATCGTCTCGTCTTCGTCTTCCAATTTGCATGCTTGCAAACTTTTGTAGTTCTTGTGTATACTTTTGTTCATATAATGTCAACATATCTTGTGGACCTTTTAAATAACTAAATGCTTCTACCAAACAGGCATATAATAACCCTTGAGGGAAGTACCTACTTACATAAGTCCCAGAAGTATTAGTCCCTAATCCTGTTGGCATTGCATTTCCGTATATTTTAATAACATAATTAGCGTCTGGAGTAGGAGCCATTAAAATAGATCCGGAAGTAGTATCTGTTAATCCTGTCGCTCCTCCAAACATAGCATAGTATTTAGGGAGTCCTGTTACATCTGCTCCTGATGCCGTAGAGCCTTCAGGCCCTGTTAATTTTCCCATATACTCACTTATAAAAGTTTGATCTCGTCTCTCTAACCACGTACCTTGTTCATTAGCATTAGCTGTAGAATTAAAAACTTGCACACCTCTTACAAATAAAAATCCTGCTGGAACTCTAACAGTATTAACATCTGTAGCAATTGTTCCTTCCCATTCTTGTCTATCCGAGTCCATAGGAATATCAAGATTGATTCTATATTCAGAGTTTTCTATAAATCTACCTAGAAGAGCACCAGTAAAAACAGTACTGTCTACTTCAGTATAACTTCTAATGTCAGCTTCTAATGCTGAAAGTGTATATCCTGCCATTATGCTTCTATGGTTACTGGTCCAACGGACACTGGATAACCACCTCCTTCTTTGCTCCCTGCTGTAGCTGTATCAGTATTTACAACAAAATAAAACCAGTCAGTTGTAAAATCTGTATCTCTAGCACCTGCTACATATTTTCCTGTAACAATAGCATAACCTGCTGCTAAAGCAATTTTAGCTCCTGTAATTCCATCCCAACTAGCGGGATCTGTATAAGCTCCTGCTGTTGTTGGTGTTCCTCTAAAACGATAAGTATCTCCATTCGTTAAACCATGGTTTGGTACATTAACATTTATATAAGCTGATCCTGCACCATAAGTTATAAAAGGATTGAAAGGCATTAACTGTGTAACATCTGGAGCAGTTCTTGAAGGTCTTGCATGTTGCAAACCTTGAGGATCAGCTCCTATTGGATGAGGTTGTAATTGAGGTTGTTTAACTTCAAATTCAGAAGTATGTACCCACGCACCAGTCCATTCCTGTACCATTTCTCTATATGGAAATGCTACACCAGACCTGTCTGATATTGCAAGTGCTCTTCTACCTTTTGAAAATCTAGCCATTATATATTCGGGTAATAAGTTTTAGGGGTTATGTAAGTACTTGCTGGAGAACCATCTTCTGACAATGCTCTAGCAAATTCATCTTCGTATAATAATTTCATTTCTTGTGTTCTTTGTGGTGCAAACTTCATCGATAAAAAATATGCAAGTCCTGACACCATTGGTGGAATAAATCTATAAGGTGTATCTG